CGGGAGGATACCTTCCGCACTTCCCCCCCCAGGTCAGACCGTTTTCCCGTACACCGGGCCGATCGAGCCCGGACCCGCCCGGCGCGGCCCGGCCGCACCGTCACCCCGCCGTGCCACACTGCCCGCATGACGCCGCAACGCCTCCCGCTGGCCGTGTACCGGGGCGACACCCACCGCTGGGTGATCACCGTGTGGGCCGACCCCGCCGCCACCGTCCCGGTGGACCTCACCGGCGCTCAGGTAGCCGCGGAAGTCCGGTCCGCGGCCGGGTCCCCGGTGCTGGCCGTGCTGGACTGCGCCGTCACCCCGCCGAACACCATCACCGTCGGCCTCGCGCCGGCCGCTTCCGCGGCGCTGCCCGGCGGCCCGGCCGGGTGGGACCTACAGGTGACGTTCCCGGACGGGTTCGTCCGCACCCTGGCCGCCGGCCCGGTCACCGTGACCGCCGACGTCACCGACTCCGTCCCGGTGCCGGCATGACCACCGACCCGGTCACCGTGATCCTCACCGACCCGCCGCCGGTCACGGTGCGGATGGCCGAACGCGGCCCCACCGGACCCACCGGGCCCGCCGGGCCGCAGGGCGTCCCCGGTCCCACCGGACCGACCGGGCCGCAGGGCGTCCCCGGACCGACCGGGCCGCAGGGCGTCCCCGGACCCACCGGGCCGACCGGGCCGACCGGGCCGCAGGGCGCACCGGCCGCGTTCCCCACCGTCGCCACACTGTCCGCGCTGCCCGCCGCCGCCGGGAACGCCGGCCGCGGCTACTGGGTGCTTGACACGTTCACCGTCGTGGTCTCCGACGGCACCCGCTGGCGCACCGTGTACGGGGACACCGGAACCCGGGCAATTACCACCTGGGACGCCGCCGGGGTCATCACCGGGACGCCGTTGCTGCCCGGGTGGAAACCGCGCCTGGCGAACGGTGGCACGTATCTCCGCCGGTACGGCAACACCGTGCAGGTGACGGCGCATAACTTCACCTGCGCCATCCAGAGCACTGCCGACCCGATCGTGAGCTTCCCGGCGGGGTTCCGGCCGAACTCCGGGTCCGCTGGTGTGGTGATGTGTTCCGCGTGGTCCAGCGCCAACGTTCAGAAAACGACCGGGCTACAGGCAGTGGCCGCCGGGTTGAGCCGTGGCTCTAACATGATCATCCTGTTGGACGACTACTTCCTGAACGTGTCCCTGACGTTCATGACGTCCGACGCATGGCCCACCACACTGCCCGGTTCGTCCTACACCGCGCCGAACTGATGACCGACCCCCTGTTCGCCGCCCTGCCCGGCCCGGCGGGGCCGCTGCGCCGGGAACTGGACGCCCGGCTCGAGCTCGAGCCGGACGCGGACCCGGTGCTCGCCCTGGTGGTCCGCGGTCTGGCGGACCGGTATGACTGGGCGGTCGCGGGCCGCCAGTACCGCGGGTTCGTGATGATCACCGCGGAATTCCGCGCCGCTTACCGTGAACTGATGCCCGCGGCCGCCGCGGACGACACGTTCGACGCCCTGATGCGGGGGATAGCGGGCAATGACGACCAGCACGGCGGCGCCGCCGTCCCCGGCGCCGCGGTACGCCACACCGCGGACTGACCGGCCCACCTACGGGCCCCGGGTCGCCCGGCTGTCCGCCGCGGTGTTGGGCCGCGAGTTGATGCCGTGGCAGCGGGCCGCCGCGGACCTGCTGAACGAACACGACGCCGCCGGGGTCCGGGTCCGCCCGTTCACGGTGGTGACCATCCAACGGCAGGCCGGGAAAACGACGTGGCTGCTCGGGGAGGCGTTGGAGCGGTGCCTGTTCGGGCCGCCGGGCCGCCCGCAACGGGTGTGGTACACCGCGCAGAACGGCCAGTACGCCCGGGAGAAATGGGGCGAACTCGCGGAGGAACTGACCGGGCCCGGGTCCCCGCTGCGCCGCCACGTCCGCGGCAAGTACACCAACGGCACCGAACGCCTGGTCTTCCCCAACGGGTCCACGTTCCGGCCGTTCCCGCCGACGAAGGACGCCCTGCATTCCATGCAGTCCGACCTTGTGATCGTTGACGAGGCGTGGAAGTTCGACGCGGTCCGCGGCGCGGAACTCATGCAGGCGATCGGGCCCACCCAAGCGACCCGGCCCGGCGCGCAGGTCGTCATCGTGTCCACCGCCGGGACCGCGGACTCCACGTGGCTGCGCTCGTTCGTGGACCGCGGCCGCGGCGGGGACCCCGCGGTCACCTACCTGGAATGGGGCATCGCGGACGACGTGGACCCGCTGGACCTGGACGCGGTCGCGGCCGCGCACCCGGCCGTCGGCCGGACCATCACCCGGGCGTTCCTGGCCGACCAGGCCGGCATCCTGGCCGCGACACCGGGCGAGTACGCCCGGGCGTACGGGAACCGGTGGACGACCACCCTGGAAGCGGTCGTCCCGGCCCCGGACTGGGCCGCGATTCGTCACCGTGACGCAATACCCGCGGTCGGGGTGGCCCCGGTCGTGGGTGTGGACGTCGCGGTGGACCGGTCAGCGGCCGCCCTGGTGGCCTGTTGGCCCGACGTGGACGGGGTCCCGGTGTGGGAAGTGCTGGCCCATGAACCCGGCGTGGACTGGGCCGCGCCGCGGGCCCGGGCGGTGCACGCCGCCACCGGCGCGGTCGTGCTGGCGGACGGTGGCACCGGGCCGGCGTCCACCGTGGTCGATGCGCTGGGCCCGCAGGACTGGGTGCGCACCCTCACCCCGCGGGAACTGACCACCGCGTGCGCGGCCGCGCTGGACGCGGTCACCGGGCGGGCCGTGCACCACCGCGGGGAACAACCGCTGGACGCCGCCGCCGCCGGGGCCGCCCGCCGCACCGTCGGCGACGGGTGGGTGTGGGGCCGGCGGACCTCCGCCGCCGACGTGTCCCCGCTGATCGCCGCGTCCGTCGCCCTGTTCGGTCACCGGCACCGGGCCCCGACCCCGGCCCGCCCCGCGATCTACACCGACTAGCGGTCCACCACCGGCCGCCCCGCCGGGTGCGGCACCGGCAACCCGACCAGCGCGTACAGCGCGGCCACCGGCACGTGTAGCCGGCCGTTCAGTCGGATGGTGGGCAGGTCCCCGCGGGCCGCGGCCTCGTATGCGCTGGCCCGGGCCAGTCCCAGCATCGCGCCCGCGACCTCCACCGTGACCACCGGCACCGTGTACGGGTTCGGGAGTCTGGCCACGTCCGGCAGCGTCCCACGCCGTCCGGACAGTGCCGCCGGACCGGCCGCGGGCCGCCCGGTGCTGGCAGTGTCCGGGCCGTGGGAGTGCTGGACTGGTGGCCCGGGCGGGCGTTGACGATGGCGACGACCCTGGACGATCACCGGTTGCAACCGCAGATCGAACCGTGGGTGGACAACCACCTCGCGGAAGCGGTGTTCGTGAACGACGTGTTCGGCACGTCGATGGACCGCCCGGTGTCCCGGTGGGAGGCCATGGCGGTGCCCGCGATGGCCCGGGCCCGGCACCTGATCGTCGGCGCGGTCGCCCGGTTGCCGCTGGTCGAATACGACGGCCCCGACCTGGTCACCCCGCCCGCGACGTGGATGCAATCGACCAGCGGGCAACTGGCCGCCGACGCGACGGCCCGCCGGTTGGGCATCGGACCGCAGTCCCCGTGGCAGCGGATGGCCGACACCGTGGACGACCTGGTGTTCTACGGGGAAGCGTTGTGGCTGGTCACCCAACGGTTCGCCGAAGCCCCGGGCCGCCCGGTGTGCATGGTCCACGTCCCGTACACCGCGTGGACCCGGGACCCCGCCGGGCATTACGTGGACGTCGATCACACCCCGCTGGGGGATGACCGGGTGGTGTTGATCCGCGGCCCCCACGAGGGCGTGTTGCGGTTCGGCGCACCGACCGTCCGCCAAGCCACCGACCTGGAACGGACCGCCGCCGACGTGGCCCGCCGTCCACTGCGTTTCGAGCTCCACCAGACCACGGACCTGGAACTGACCAGGGCGGAACGGGCGGAACTGATCGCCGCGACCCGGGTCGCGCTGTCCGACAACCAGGGGATTCTGTTCACCAACGCCGCGATCGAAACGAAGGCGCACCCGTACGGGGACGCCGCCCTGTTGATCGCCGGCCGGAACGCCGCCGCGTTGAACGTGGCCCGCGTCGCGTCCGTCCCGGCCGCCCTGATCGACGCCACCAGTGAGGGCGCGTCGTTGGAGTACTCGACCACGGTGTCCCGGAACTTGCAGTTCGTGGACAACTTGTCGATGTACCTGGACGCGGTGACCGCCCGGTTGTCGATGGACGACGTGTTGCCGTCCGGGCACCGGGCGGCGTTCGACACCACGGAACTGACCGCGCTCACCCCGGCCGCGACCGACACCCCTACGGAGGACTGATGCTGCTCACGTTCGCGACGGATTCGGCGGTGACCGCGACCCTGGACGACGCCGACCGGGCCCTGACCGGGTTGGCGGTGCCGTTCGGTGTGCCCGGCCGCACGTCGGCCGGGTTGCTCACCGTCCCGCCCGGTACCGTCCGGGTCCCGGCCGACCTGCGGCGGGTGAAGCTGTTCACCGAACACGGCCGCGCGACCCCGATCGGGTACGCCACCGCGGCCGCCGACGACCCGGCCGGGCTGCGGATGACGTTCCGGGTGGCCCGCACACCCGACGGGGACACCGCGCTACTGGAAGCCGCGGAAGGCGTCCGGGACGCGTTGTCCGTGGAACTGGACGCCGCGGTCGTCAAGGCCGGTGCCCTGGTGTCCGCGGACCTGGTCGGGGTCGCGGTCACGTCCGTCCCGGCGTTCGCGGACGCCCGCCTGGTCGCCTCCCTGGCCCCCGACACCGACCCCGAACCCGACCCCGAACCACCGGCGGCCCCGCCGGCACCCGAACCGGAGGACCCACCCGTGCCCGAAACCCCGCTCCCGACAGGCACTCTCACCGCGGCCCGGCCCGGCCCGCTGACACTGCACCGGGCGGCCGGGGACATCGCGTCCGCGATGATGGACAACGACATCGGCCGGATTAACGCCGCGCTGACCGACATCGTCCCCGGCAACGACGCGGGCGGCGGGTTCCTGCAACCTCAGTGGCTCGGGGAACTGTGGGCGGCGTCCGCGACGTCCCGGCATTTCATCGACGCCATGAGCCACGCCGTGTTGACGTCCGGGACCACCGTCAAGGGGTGGTACTGGACCGCGAAACCGACGGTGGCCACGTACGCGGGCAATAAGACGGAGATTCCGTCGTCCACCGCGACGACCGCCGCCAAATCGGCCCCGGTGACCCGGTTGGCGGGCGGGTGGGACATCGACCGGATCTATCAGGACCTCGGGGAACCGGGGTTCATGGAGTCGTGTTTAGCCCCCGCGACCCCCGACCTCGCCGCGAAGACGGAGGCCGCGGCCGCGGCCGCGTTGCTGGCCGCCGCCACCGCCGCCCCGGACGGTGGCGACGTGTACTCCGCGATGGCCGCGGTCGTCACCGAACTCACCGCCGCCGGTGCGGCCGTGAACTACCTGGGGTTGTCCCCGGACCTGTTCGCCGAACTGCTGGGCGGGGTGTCCGCCTCGGTGCCGTGGTGGCTGCAGGCGCAGGGGTCGGTGTCCATCGGCGGCGGCACCGCGAACGTCGCGGACCTCAACGTGTTCTCCGCCCCGGCGTTGCCCGCCGCGACAGTGCTGGGCGGGGACCGGCGGGCCGCGACGTATTTCGAGCCGTCCGGGAACCCGGTCCGGGTGACCGCGGTGAACATCCCCAACGGCGGCATCGACCTCGGGGTGTTCTCCTACTCCGCGACCCTGGTCAACGACCCGTTGGGCATCGCCAAGTCCACCGTTGTTGTGGTGCCGTGACCGATTACCTGCCGTTGTGGTTGGCCGTCGCGGACGTGAAGGCGCAGCTGCGGTTGTCCGGGGCGGACACCGCGGACGACGACCTGGTCACCCGGTGCGCGGCCGCGGTGGAACCGCAGGTCCAACGGTGCCGCCCGGACCAGTATCCGGCGGTGCAACCGCTGGACGTACCCCCGGTGTACACCCCGGACGCGGAGGTGTACCAGGCCGCCGTGATGCTCGCCGCCCGCCTGGTCCGCCGCCGCAACTCCCCCGGCGGCATCGAATCGTTCGGGGAGTCCGTGACCTACGTGTCCCGCTACGACCCGGAAATCGCCCGGGCCCTGCATACCGGGTTCTACGCGTTGCCCGGCGTCGGCTGATGGACCTCGCGGAGGCGACCATGGCGGTGGTGGACCGGCTGACCGCGGCCGGGGTGCGGGCGTGCCTGGACGAACGGGACCTGAACCCGCCGTCGGTGTTCGTCAAGGCCCCGATGGTGGCGTGGCGGTTCCGCCGCCACGATTTCGACGCGACGTTCACCGCGTGGTGCGTGGTGCCCAACACCGGGCGGTCCGCCGCCCTGCCAGATCTGGCCGCGTTGGTCTCCGCGGCCGCCGACGCCATCC